GCTTCTTTTATCTCTTCATTTGTAATGTTTGTAAATCTGCCAGACACTCTTGATTGCTGCAATAACTCTTTCAATGCTGTTGACTTCTTAATTAATCCAGAGCCATGAGCATTAATAATAGTTGTTGAATCCACAGTTGCTATATCCGCATTCTCTTTATCTGATGTTTGCCATAATGAATTAAATGTAAATTCAAAATCTTTAGGAAGTTCTTTTCCTAATTCCGACATATAAATTATTTTAAATAGTTTCTCACAATGAGGACGTAATTGATTTTCCTGTTTCTTGTTTATTGCATCGTAGTAGTTTCTTAAATCTGATTCCCCTGTAGAATTTAAACCGGCAGGAGACTGTCCAAATAATCTTACAAGAGGTATTTCTATTGCCCCTGATATTTGTTCTCCAAACTGAATTAATAAATCAGACACTCCAGAAAAATTATATTGATGAGTTGTAAAATTATCTTCTTTATCTAATAAAGTGATTCCTTCTAGCGATTGCATTTGGCGCATCAAAGTGAATTGCTTAATGACTGCATTCTCTGCATCTCCACCCATTGCTAATGCTTCACGAAAACCATCAACTCCAATTACTCGTAAGTAAGCCTTATATAATAATTGAGCCGCACCAGTTGTAGATGAATCGTATGCAAGTAATCTATCATACATTCTTTCTACAATAGATAAGCCCCACATATTCTCTGCTATACGCTGATAATAAGGAAGTTTAATTCCATCAAATCTAAATACTCTTGAATAATGTATTTTTAATAAAGGTATTCCAATAACAGCCGGAACTATTCTATAATATTTTGGCTTACCAAAGTCTTGACCTAATTCTGTAACTAATTCTCCAACATTAGGATCGACCATCCATCGGTCTAATACCAATAAGCCTTTAAACTTACCTTTACCAATAGCATCTGGATTTAATGGTTTTGAATAATCAGCTCCATCAATAATAGGTAATGCTAATGCGCCACCGTACAATCTTGCCCATTTAATTGTCTCTGATAAAGATTCCCAGCAAGAATATTTATTAATAGCAACTTGTAACTTAGACATATCGTCAGGAGACATTTCAGAATGAAATGATACTCCTTCTTTTGTCATATCTTCCGCAATTGAATCAACAGCGGCGCCTACAAGCCATGAACTACGATATGCAGCTTCCAGTAAAACGTGATTGCGCGATATCATATTATTCAAACTATAAGTGGAACCTGCTAATACATTATCGGCTCCCATACCCATGCATTGATTAAAATTTGTAAAACTGTCTTGAGTATTTACTATATTCTTTTTGCTATCTGTAATATTTCTACGCTTGATTTTAGACATTATTATTCCTTAATGCTAATTTTTAATATATCTCTTTTCTTCAGTACGATTAAATCTGTTGCGAAGGTAAGATTGTTTCCTTCTTTGTTTATAAGGTAAGCTATAAAATTATTTCCGTCTTGAGTTTCTATTATGCATTTCTTTCCAACTAATCCGATATAAGGGTCTAAATGATCAATCATATAATATTGATTTAAAAAATTGCATTGATAATTCTGTTATTTCACCTAGGAAATCTTGATTGCTATAATGAGCTAAGAAACAAAGAACTGCTTCTTCTTTTGTATTAAAGCCTAAAAAAGTTTTTTCTTCCTTATCGGCCTTTGCTAACTTGATAATATATACGTTTGATGCGTAAGGATTATTCCCAATGAAGCAATCTATTTCTTCATTATCTATTCCTTTTGTATTTTTAATATAGCCATACGGGACATAAAAGGTTGTTTGTCCATTTTTATGCTCTCTTATATCTCCAATATCTTGTTCTATATGTATAGGAATGCCTTGATAGATAATATCTTTTGATTCATCTTTACTTACGATTCTTCCATTCCTGATTTTCATATTGCTAAATAACATTTGTTAATTACCTTAACTTAAATTGTATATTTTAAAAGCTTCTTTTTAGAAATAGAACATCCGATTTTCTTTGTATCATTATCTCTCCAATGAATAATATCTAAATTATAAGGGTGCGCAATTACTTCGGGAGATATATTCTCTAAATAACCTTGTTTAATACTATATTTATGATCTATTTGCAAACAGTCTCCATCACCGCATTTCCCTGTTTTTAATAATTGTTCTTCTGTAAATTTTAATTTAGCATTTATTCTAGTAAGATTATGACACTTATTTCTGTAAATAGAAAAATCACTTCTTTCTTCTTTTGGAAGCCAATAACCTTTACTAACGCAAGTATCATCTGATTTTTTTAATTGGTGTTTTTTATATTCTGGAATTTTCCAGAGATAAGCAGCGCCAAATCTTTCTAACATTGTATTTTCTCTTTTTAATTTTGTATTTTCTTTTTCTTCTTTCGTTCTATTGGAAAAAGTTTCTTTTCTTTTTTCTATTGTTTCCGGTATATAAGAAGGATTTGAAACACCATATTTATTTATTAAAGAAGCCTCGCAAAACAACTTATGAAAATTATTAAAGGAACCATAATTTTCTATAATAGTATTATTTCTTCTTTCTTTAATTTCAATTAATTCTTCTGTTGATTTAGAATTCCATTTATCTTGAACCTTACTCTTCCATTGATTATAAACTTCTTCAGATTGATTTAAATTTGCATGAGACCGACAACAATGTTCTTCAAATCCTTTTGTAATACTTATAAATCTTGTTTTTTTATTGCATCCTTTATGTCTACAAATATTTGCTTTCTTAATATTGGAAAACTTTAAATAATATTTTTCTGCTTCCATTTTATGCTCTTTTTTAACATGATTATTTAACCAATTTGAAGAGCCTAATTTTTTACCACAAATTTTACATAAAAATATTTTATTTATTTTCATTCTCTTTTAATTCTTTCTCCATTTTTAAAAGATTTGTATAATAATGAGACATTCCAGGTTCCAAGAGGTGATCTTTTGCTATACTCGTGGCTTCCTCTTTTGAATCCGTATGCTCCATTTCAGTTTTAATACCTAATGCAAGTTCTTCAGCATCAAATTTTGAATCAGGAGTTTCATTTAATTTGATGTCTTTGGTTTTAATATTTTTATAATCCACTTTGTTGCGAAGCATTCCATTTATTACTGTCATGTCCTGTACTAACATTTTTCTTATCCCCTGATTTTTTATTTTTGCAGCATTTACAATCACAAGTTATTTGTTTTTGCCCTGTAAATGTATCGCTACCATAGTGAATATGTCCTGTATCATTACATTTATCGCACATATATTACCCCGTACATTTTCTATAACAAGTCCAGTTTTTAGCGTACCCATTTCTTAATGACCAATCAAATAACCATAATTGATCTTTATAAGATTTCCATTTTAGTTTTGGTTGATTTGCTTTATTTTTAAGGTAATTGAATGTTCTTAAATGAAATTGAGCTATCCCATAAGCTTTATGATGATCTCCCCAAATATTATGATGTTTTAATCCGCTTTCGCAATTCAGTATTTTTAATTTTAATTCTTGAAATTTGATTTTAGCAGGTATCTGATTTGATTCTATCGGCAAAGGAAAAATTGCGGTCATCGTAATGATAAGCAAAACAATAAATATTGCTTTCATTTTATGCTCCCTCCTATATTATTTAGTCCCATAAACCATCAAAGTATGTTAGAAACAAATGCATTGCTTTTTCTGCTTGTATATTTGCTTCTTCCCATTCTTTAGATTTATAAACCATATTGTCTATTTTTACCTTCATTTTAAAACCATTGGCAATTTCGTCTAATATTGAAGACCATTGCTTCTCTGTCAATTGAGAAGGGTAACTATAATGATTATCTTTTAAATGTCCTACCGAATTACTAATAATTATTGCTAAATAATAATTTAAGCCCCAAACATCCCTTTTGGCAAATCCGTATATACCTCGATGAATAAAAGATTTTATTTCATTATAGATATGAATGAGAACCTTATGGGGATGAACTAAATTGTATTTTAAACAATACCCATTACTTAATTGGATTATTGACTTCATAATTATTTATGCGTGATTTATTGGTATGCGCAGCCCACCGAAAGCACCGGTTAAGAAATGATTTATCTAAAATTACATTTCGACCGGTTAAATGTTAATCATAATATGCTTTAAATCTATGGTTATTTCTTACGAGGATCGTTTTTAAGCTACTTTGACTGATTATATATAGAAAGTTATAAGTTGGTCAAAGTGGCTGGAATCGAACCAGCATGATCTTGGCCCCAAACCAAGTGCCTCACCAGTTAGGCTACACTCTGAATAAGAACTTTAGTGAACTTATCATATAATAAATTTAACTCTTGCATCTCTTCTTTTTTATCTTTACCAAATCCTTGCATAAATTTCTGGGAATCTAATTCAAGATATAAAGCATTCTTAATAATGAATATTTCTCTTTTATTTAATTCTATTTTCATAGTTATAATCCTGGCGGAGAGTGGAGAACTTGAATCCCCATAACGAGATTACTCGTATACATCTGCTTTCAAAACAGACCACTTACCAATTAATGTAACTCTCCTTTTATTTTTATGGAATCGGGAAAAGAAATTGCGCTCTAATAAGTTACCTCATAAGGATTAGGAATTGTATCTCCTATATAAGGTTCTGTTATTGGAGGTATAAAAGGAGACTGTATTATTTGCTTTCCCTTATATAATTCTATAATCTCATTTTTAAGCTTTAATTCCATTTTTAAGTTTTCTATTTGTTGTTCTAAGAATATTTCAGTGTCTGTCATAATTATTCCTTTTTAAATATAAATAGAAAGGTTTTTCTTAGATTACGATCATATTAGTGAATATGTGCCACGATTCCTGCCCGATATTTATATTTTACTATCCAACGAAGTCAACCCAACTAAATCCTTTATTTGTTATCTTACCGTCTAAAGCATATCTAATAGCGTCCCAGCAATGGTCGTGTTTGCTATTGATTTCAGGTAATACCTCTTGTGTCTTTGGATCTATCTTATAGCTGTAAAGCCTTGCCTCTTCTAATGTATGTTTGCATCTTGAATGGATGACTATCTCTTCAAAGCCTTTTAAGAAAGTAATTCCATCTTTTACAGAGCCTTGCCATTTCTTTGCTGCTGAAATATTATACCCATAATTCTTCTTTAAATGAGATATTGTTTCCGGCCTTGAATTGTCTGCTTTTATGGGCCATTTCTTGCTTTCCGGTATTTGGTCATAAAAACCAACATCCATATTGTTTAGTTCAACGCCGACCCGATATGCCTCTTGATCAATATATAATTTCTTATCATTTATAAAACATCTTATCAATGTTGAAGGGTCATTACTAAAACCAAAATCAGCCCCAAATAAAAATTGTGTATTCTCTGGTGCTTCAAATGTTGCCTCTCTGTATTTATTTCTAAAGATACAAGCTTCGCTGATTGTTAAAGGAAAACCTTCCCATATATTTTCATATGAATCAGGGTCAACCTTTTGATGATAAGCTCTTTCTTTTTCTAGAACAGCAGGGAAATAAGGATTATCTCTATAACTTACTTTCTGGCTAATGCAATCAGGTGGAGGGCTAACTACGAACCTTTGATATGTAGGGTCTTTCTCTTCTCCTGTATTCCATGATAACCATACCTCTGAATTTTCTTTTCTAATGGTTGGAACTAATACCTTCCATGATTCCTCCGAGGTTGACTGCGCCTCTTCAACCCAGCAGATATTTACGCCTTCTAATGACTTTATCTCTTGTATGTTTCTATTAAGCCCTTTAAAAATAAACTCAGAACCAATAGAACTTGTAATTGTATTTTTTAATATTCCATCTCTATAATACTTAAATAAGTTATTCCCGTTTTTATCTTTTGCATGTATTTGATCTACAAGTAATTTATAAACAGAATCTGCAATTGAAGATTGAAATTCACGAGTACATAATACTCTAGTTTTTCTTTGAGCTGCTATCGCCAATAAAACTCTTGCTATCGCCCACGACTTTCCAGACCCACGACCTCCATAATAAGACTTATATCTATGGGGTTTAACCAACTCTTGAAATATTTCCGGTATCTGTATTCGTATCTCATTTACATTTTCCATTTCGTCATTTATATTTCCACTTTATTTTCCATAAATATTTTATTCATACAATGCTGACAGATATCAATGTTTATTTCTTTATCGTCTCCAAAGACACTTCCATATCCGCCTACCTCTTGTATATGGAAAAACTCTTGTGTCTCAAAAAAATCTTTATCGTTATCGTATCTCTTTTTACAGATATCACAAATAACAAATTTTAATTTTTCTATTATTGTTGCTTTTGGTTCATATATTAACATATTATTTATCTTTCTCTTAATTAGTTCCTTCGTAGTAATCAATAACGTCAGATGGATTCCAATCTACTTCATTACTTGTCTTTTGATTAATATATCTAAATTTTCCACATAAAACAGCATCGGCTCTATTAG